AATCCCCCATTTTGCTTTTTAGATTAGGAGATAAACATGGCATCAAAAGCATTTGATCCTACGAAGTTTAGAACTTCGTTAACTAAATCCATTACAGGCATGAGTGCAGGATTTAACGATCCTACTGATTGGATTTCAACTGGTAACTACGCACTCAACTATCTTATTTCAGGTGATTGGAACAAAGGTATTCCAATGGGTAAGGTAACTGTATTTGCAGGCGAATCAGGCGCAGGTAAATCATACATTTGCTCAGGTAATATTGTAAAATATGCACAAGACCAAGGTATCTTTGTAGTTCTTATTGACTCAGAGAACGCACTTGACGAAGCGTGGCTACAAGCACTTGATGTAGATACATCAGAAGATAAACTACTAAAACTAAACATGTCAATGATTGACGATGTTGCTAAAACTATTAGTACGTTTATGAATGACTATAAAGCAATGGCAGAAGAAGATCGTCCTAAGGTACTGTTTGTCGTTGACTCGCTAGGTATGTTGCTAACACCTACTGATGTAGATCAGTTTAACAAAGGTGATATGAAAGGTGACATGGGTCGTAAGCCTAAGGCACTAACATCACTTGTACGTAACACTGTTAATATGTTCGGTAGTCATAATGTTGGCATGGTATGTACTAACCACACTTATGCATCGCAAGATATGTTTGATCCAGACGATAAAATTTCAGGTGGTCAAGGCTTTATCTATGCATCATCTATTGTAGTAGCAATGAAAAAGTTGAAACTAAAAGAAGATGAAGATGGTAATAAGATCAGCGAAGTGCGTGGTATTCGTGCCGCTTGTAAGGTTATGAAAACACGTTATGCTAAACCGTTTGAAGGTGTGCAGGTTAAAATTCCATACGAAACAGGTATGAATCCATATAGCGGCTTGCTTGAATTGTTTGAAGCAAAAGGCGTTATTGAAAAGAGCGGTAACCGTTTGAAGTATGTAACACTAGACGGTGAAGAAATTCTTGAATACCGTAAAAAATGGGACGGTCCTTTACTCGATAAGGTTATGTCAGACTTCTTATTAAAAGAGACGCAAGAGGTAAATACCTCTGACGAAGACGTTGATGTTGAAGTTGATGATGTACAACCAATCGAGGAATAATCAATAATGACCGAAGAACAAATTGCTGATGTTTGGATGATGTTCAAAGAATATCTTGACAAGAAACACGTTGAGATGGCTGCTGAACGCTTTGTGGATCTAATGGCAGACTATGGTGTAAGTGACGAGTCATTTACAGATCTAATTGGTACAGATGCTGTGCTAGATAGTGCTATTCGATACTACTTAGAAGTTGAAGAAGACTATGAAGACGAATACGACGAGTGGGATGATTAATGGGTTGGTATAGTGAAATTTCACGTGACATTTCTAAAATTCCCGATGCTGTAGCACATTACGAATCAGAGCTAGTAGCCGCAAAGCAAGAAGTTAAACTTGCAGGCAACGTTGAAAAGGCTGCGGCTGCTATGCCTGGTATCGTAGAGCATCGCTTTAATCAACTTCAAGAAATTGAAGCAATTTTAAACTATCTAAATATTGAGCTACGTAGATTGCGTAGCTCATATTTTAAGAAATATCTCGAAAACTATCAGCGAGCCCTGTCAAGCCGTGACGTTGAAAAATACGTTGACGGTGAGGCAGACGTTGTTGACTATGAAAAGATCATTAACGAATTTGCACTTATGCGTAACAAGTGGTTAGGTGTACTCAAAGCACTTGATCAAAAGCAATGGCAGATTACTAATGTAGTTAAACTACGTGTAGCAGGAATGGAAGATGCAACTCTTTAACAAAATAAAAAATTTATTACAATATACTATTACAAGTGGGAGACAATATAATGGCGGCGAGTATGAAGGCGGCTACCACACATTAGAAATCCAAGGAAAGACTATCGAAGGACAACGTAAACCTTCTTATAGACTTGAAAAGGTTAATTATGATTTTACCAAAAAAACTGTTTTAGATATTGGTGCTAATCAAGGCGGTATGCTTTTTGAATTACAAGACAAACTAAAGCAAGGCGTTGGTGTTGACTTTGATCATCGACTAATGAACGTTGCTAATAGAATTGCCAGAGCAGAAAAATATAATAACTTAGGATTTTATGTATTTGATGCAGAAAAAGAAAATCATGACCTGTTAAATAATTTTGTAGATCAAAAAATTGATGTAGTATTTTTATTAGCAGTATGTATGTGGATTGAAAATTGGCAAGACTTAGTTAAATGGGTACATGCAAATAGTAGTTATTGTTTATTTGAAACCAATGGTAAAAAGCATGATCAGCAAGCACAATTAGATTTACTAAATGCACTATATACTAATGTAACTGTCTTACGCGAATCTAGCGAAGACGATCCAAAACAGAAGAAGCGTATTACAGTATGGTGCGAAAAGTAAAATCAAAAAGTAACTGTTTAACATTAAAAGGAAAAATTTTGCCCGGTACAGGCAAAGGTTCTGAATGGGTACAAGTGACTTTCCCTCACTTGTTTCCAGGAACACTAAACATTGAGTTAGACAGTTATAAACCTGAAATACAGTATCATACTAGAACAACTTGCAAAAATTCTAAATGGCAAGGCGATACCTGTCTAGGCAACTGTTTATTAAATGGTTATGCAGTGCAAATTATTTTACCTCCGGAATATAAGTTTGTTAAAAGACAACGCTTATTAGAAATTGGACATCCGCAAAAATTAAGACAAGCATTAAATTTAAAAGACGGAGACGAAGTTGAAATAACTTTTACACAAGGAGGTGCTCCGGTACTATGAAATATAACGGTAAATGGCGAAAGTGTAGTCAAGCTAAACAGGACTTATTTGTACATAATTTAATTGGTAAAAACGGAACTTATGTAGAAATCGGTGGACACTTGCCTGCAAGAAGAAGTAATACATATAATCTTGTAGTACATGAAGGATGGAACGGATTTAGTATTGAATTCGATAAGACTTATCAAAAAGATTGGGAAGCATGTTATGAACGCAATACTAAAGTATACTGGGGAGATGCTATTACATTTGACTATGCTAAGGCATCAAAAGATCTAGGCTTTAACACACATTTTAATTATCTTAGTGTAGATATTGAGCCACCTGAAAATACATTTTTAGCATTACAAAAAGTAATCAATGACGGCATTACATTTGACGTTATTACGTTTGAGCATGACTCTTATCAATGTGACAAAGACTTTCATACAAAGGCATGCGAGTTTTTATTACCAAAAGGATATAAAGTTGCAGTATATGATGTTTGGTCAAAGCGTCCTGAAAGACTATTTGAAACTTGGTTTATATCAGAAAAAATAGACTTTCCTAGAATGCCGTTTACAAGCTGGCTAAAAAGTCAAAATCTTCTCGGTACTTCTTATAGATAATCTTTTTTAATTTAGGTGTATAATACTCTTCAGTCCTACTTCTAATAGTAGGATTGATTTTATTAAGTGGTAAATTACAACCTATAAGTTTTTGTATTTTTTTAAAATCGTTTTCCAAATATTCAAAACGTAAAATAATATCTACATCTTTAGCCCATTTAATTTGTGGCGGCTTGTTAATTCTTTTTACAAAATCTTCGAATGTTGCTTTTTCTAGCTCATACTTTTTTTCATATAATACTGATAAGTTATCTTTTTGTTCATTAATTTTAAAATTTTTAATAGATCCTGACTCAATCTTTTCTATTCTTCGGCTTATGTGTTTCTTTTCATACTCGTACCAGCTTACAGCCCAGTCATACGGATCTCTGACAACACAAAATGTTGTTCCTATATTGCTAACTCGTTCTTTTATATCTTCAACTGTACAATGTAAAGATCTTTTAGGCTGATAGCAGTTAGTGCAGTTAAACAACCATTCTTGGATGCTACTCCCTGCTGTTTTTGGAATATGTATAAATGTAAGGTTATGATCAGAAATAATTATTGCCATACTACTATTTAATTAAATACAAACATGAAAGTAGTATTAGTTACCGGTGGCTTTGATCCTTTACACTCAGGACACATTGCTTATTTTAAAGCAGCAAAACAACTAGGAGACAAACTAGTTGTTGGAGTAAACACAGACGCTTGGCTTAGACGTAAAAAAGGTCGTCCATTTATGCCAGTTAATGAACGAGTTAGTATTGTTGAAAATTTGTCAGTAGTAGATCATTGTATACTTTTTGGCGACGACGATGGCACTGCTATTGAAGCAA